GAGGGCTTCACCTTCGACTGGGGCCTCACTACCTCGTTCCGTTCGCTGATCAACTGCGAGCCTAACGCCCGTATCACCGATCGCCCGAACCCCAATGGAACGCTGACGATTGAGAATCCGCCGGTTGCGACCAAAAACTACTTCACTGCTGCCGCTGACAACAGCGGCGCCAGCGATGGCCCGTTCGTGGTGCAGCAGGGTACAGCAGCAACGGAAAGCTCCATCTTCTTCTGCCCGAAGGCTGCGATTAGCGGCGATCTGTCGTTCAGCGATTCCGATGGGATCGACATGCTGCAGATCCCGTTTACTGCGCTGCCCAAGACGCAGAACGACGAAACCCGCCTGATCTTTTTCTGATTCGCCATGTTCCACCTGTTTCAGCCCGACCATATCGAGTGGCCGGTGAGTGTTGACCTGCCGGCCAAAGGTGGAGTCAAGAAGCCCTACAAGTTCACCGCTCATTTCAGCGTGCTCGATGAGCAGGACGCGCAGGCGCTGCAGGATCAGCACAATCAGATGTTGGTGGCGATGCGCAAGCGCATCGAGGTGCTGCAGGGCTACGCCAAGGATGAGGATGCCTCGCTGAGTGACCCGCTGCCCTGCACTTATCAGGACCTGGCTGATGAGGTGCTCTGCGGCTGGGGTGATGAGGTGGTGGGCGAGGATGGCGAGCCGATCGAGTTTAACGACGCCACCAAGGCCCAGCTCTACCGTGTGCAGGGCGCCAGCGCTGCGATCTTCAAGGCCTGGCTAGAGAGCCTGGGCCAGCCGTCTGAGAAGGCCGCCGCGAAGGTCGGAGGGTTCCGCGCAAAAAACTCATAGACGCGGCGCGGTTCCTCGCCGCTGCCGCGAAGGGTGACCCAGCCGACGATGGCAAGGATGCGGCTGATGCTGCAGCGGTGTTCGGCCTAGCGGTGCCTGAGGTAGAGCAGCGACCGGAAACGTTCGGCCTGCTGGCGGAGAACGGCGAGGCGATGGGGTGGTTTATGAAGCTGCAGACCCAGTGGCGGATGGGGATGAATGGCCCTGTGGGGCTGGACTATCAAGTGTTCTTCCTGTGGGCCAAGGATGAGGGCGTGAAGCGCAGCGATCGGCTGTGGCTGCTGGAGGATCTGCGGTTGGTGGAACGGGAGTTCTTGGGGGTGATGAGGGCGGATCCGTAGGCTGATCTCAGGAATGGCAGCCGAATAGAGCATGGCCCGGATGAGCCTGGATACCGCCATCCGGCTCTCGGCCGAGGTGAAGGGCGGCGGGAATATCGACCGGGTGAAGAAGTCGCTGCAGGATCTGGGCAAGAACAGCCAGACCACGGCACGTGAGATCAGCACCTTGCGGGCGGCCACGTTTCAGTTCGCCCGCGCCAACGACAACACCATCGCCGGGATCCGCAGCAGCATCGGCGCATTCCGTGGGCTGCAGGAGCAGGCCAAGATCGGCAGCCGCGAGTTTCAGCGGTACGGCGCCGAGATCCAGAAACTCGAAGGGAGGCTGCGGGGGCTCGACACCACCGCCACCGCAGCTGGTGATTCGATGGGCCGCAGGTTGGCGGCAGGCCTCGCCAGCAGCCTGGCTACCATCGGCGCTGGCAGGGCCATTGGCGGATCGCTGGGCGCCGTGGTGGCGAGTGAAGAATCAGAGCGGCGGTTGAGGTCGCTGTCGCAGGGGCTCGACGATTACAGCAGGGTACAAGCCGCCGCCACTGCTGCTGCGCAAAAGTTCGGCACTGCGCAGACGCAGGCCAACCAAGAGTTCGCGCAGATCTACGCCAGGCTGCGGCCAATCGGGCTGACGCTGGAGGAAGTCAGCACCGTCTACAACGGCTTCAACACGGCGGCCAAGCTGAGCGGCACCACCTCAACTGAGGCAAGCGCGGCGTTCCTGCAGCTGAGCCAGGCGCTGGGCACTGGCGTCCTGCGCGGCGAAGAGCTGAACAGCGTCTTTGAGCAGACCCCGGCAGTGGTGCAGAGCATCGCTCAGGTGATGGGTGTGCCGATCGGCCAGATCCGCGAGCTGGCGAAGGAAGGCAAGATCACCGGCGACATCGTGTTGACAGCCTTAGGGCGGATTGAACGCGACGGCGCCCTCAAGCTGGCCGAGGCGATGAAGGGCCCGGCGCAACAGTTCCGCAACCTGCAGATTGCGGGGCAGGAGCTGCAGATTCAGTTCGGGCAATCGCTGCTGCCAACCACCATCGCGCTCACTAAGGCGGCGACCGGGCTACTGGAGCAGGCCAGCAAACTGCCCGAGCCGGTCAAACAGGTTGGAGCCGCTGCGGCCGTTGCCGGTGTTGCCGTTCTCGGCCTGACCACGGCGATGAGCGCCATCGGAGGGATCACCGCTGCAACGAAGGCTATGGAGGCCTACGCCGTGTCAGCAGGCGTCGCCACCAAGGCGCAAGTAGGCCTCAACCTGGCGGTGCTGGCTAACCCCTGGGTGCTGGCTGCGGCCGGGATCATCGCTGCCACCGTGGCGGCCTACAAGTTCATTGAGCCGTTCCGGGAATTCGTCAACACCTACCCGGAACGGTTCAAGATTTTCTGGGGATCAATCGCTGCCGATGCTCAGGCGTCGTTCAAGCGCATCACCGATGCGGCCACGGCGATGGGCCAATTCCTGGCCAAGGGCGTACAGAACATCGCCAACAGCTTCGCAACGATGTTCGGCTGGATTCGTGCCCGCGCTGGCGAGGCCCTGCGCGCCATCGGCGTTGACGGCCAGTGGCTGGCGGGCGCCATGCAGAGCGTTTCTACCACGATCGGCAACGTGTTCTCTGCGGCGTTTGATTTTGTGCAGTCGAGATGGCAGCAGACCATCTCCAACATGATCAACTACTCCAATCCGTTCACGGCGATGCTCACCACGATGGGCATCAACGTGGGGGATGCTGCTGTAAGCGCGATGCAGACGGGTCAGCAACGGCTGCAGGCGGCTGGTGTGCCGAACACCTACACCGTGGGCGGTATCACCTACGACACGGCGACGGGTCGGCCTGTGGCGGGTGCCGCGCCTACGGCCGCGCCGCCTCCTAGGGCTGTGCCGCTGCCGGTTGTGCCCGCCCCGGCTGGAGGGGGTGGGACTGGTGCTGGCACAGGGGGCAGGGCTGCTGCGGTCGAGGTGAAGAAAGGCGTCAAAGAATTGCTCCGCCTGACTGACGCCGAAATAACCGCAGCGGTCAATACCGCAATCGGAGAGTACGGCGGCTTGGACCCTCGCGGCCGCACGGACGTGTTCGCCAACATCCTGGCCCGGTCCAGGTCGCCGCAGTACCCGTCCAACCTGGTGGACGTGGTGATGCAGCCAGGACAGTACGCCCCAAACTTTGGCCGCAGTCGTGCACAGGTGACCAACCCCAACCTGTATGGCAGGGCGCGTTTCGAGCAGGTGCGCGGTGAGCTGATGAATCCCCAGATGCTGGCCCAGTCCATCCAAGACGTGGACAGCCGGTTGTACTTCAAGGGGATCAGCGAGCAGCGCAACATGGTGCGCGGCGTGGACTTTCTGCGGGCACCGGATCAAAACTTCTTCCACGGCCCTGGGCGCACCGATCCGGGCCGGAATCCCCAGATCACTTCGCAGCTGCTGTCAGAGCTGGGTGATACCAGCGCCGTGACGGGGTATCTGGATCAGCAGACGCAAGCCACCGAGCAATTCCGCGAACAACAGCAGCAAATAGCTGGACAAATCGCGGAAGGCAATCAAGCCCTGCAAGAAAGAACACGCGAGATAGACCGACAGGCGGAACTGGCAAGAGCAGTTAACGATATAGAGCGGCGCACTCTTGAATACTATTTCCAGCAAGAGGACATTCAGGACAGGTTTGATAAGTTGCGCGACGAGGCGTTAGAGCAGCACAAGCAGGCTCTAAAGTTTGGCGTTGAGTTCAACTTGCAGGACAAACTTCGACTTATTGGAGAGCAGGAAAAGAGAGAACTACAGCTTGCCGAATACAACACCGCGAAGGAGCTGCTCGACCTGCGTTACGCAGAGAACGATGCGATAGCCGAGCGCGTCCGCATGATGCAAGACCTCACCCGCCAAGCATCTGAGCCGACGGTGTTCAACGTGCTGGAGCAGCAGAAGGCGCAGCTCGATGAGATCCTGCAGAAGTACCCGGCGATTGGCCAGGCGGCTGATGCTGCGGCCACCCTGGCGACCAACGGCATGGCCGAAATGATCGCCGGCACCAAGTCCGCCAAAGAAGTGTTCGCCGACTTCCTGCAGGGCATCGCCAGCGCGCTGATTGACACGGCAAAGAAGATGATTGCCCAGTACATCGCCATCGGCATCGCCCGGATGTTCGCCGGGATCGGTGGATCTGCAGTTGGCGGGTTCTCTGGTTCCTCTGTCGGCCCGTTCGGCGCTGGTGGCATCAGCCCCGCCCTCAGCTTCCCCACTACCGGCTTCGCCAACGGCGGCATCATGTCCCCATCCGGCCCGCTGCCGCTGAAGGCCTACTCTCGCGGTGGCGTCGCCAGCACCCCCCAGGTGGCCCTATTCGGCGAAGGCTCGATGAATGAGGCCTATGTGCCGCTGCCTGATGGCCGCCGGATCCCCGTGGCGCTGCAGGCCCCGGACGGCAACCGTGGCGATCGGATGCGCGAGCTGATGGGTGCATCGCCCGCTGGCAGTAACGCCTCGCCGGTGCTGAGCATGAGCTTTGAGACCACCACGATCAACGGGGTGGAGTACGTCTCCCGTGACCAGCTCGAAGCGGCAATGGCTGAGACCCGCAAGCGTGCCGCCAATGATGGCGCCAAGCAAGGATTCAGCATGACGGTAGACAAGATAGAGCAAAGCCCTGGACTCCGCAGAAAACTAAGGCTCCCCTGATGGCCGCGACCTTCCCCGATCTGAAACCGAACGAGCGGCAGATGACGCTCGGCACCTACCCGGTCAAGGTGTTCCGCACCATGGCGGGCACGACGGTAAAGCGGTCCTACGGCAACAAGGCCTACGGCTATCAGCTGAGGCTCACCTTCGCCAACCGCCGTGACCGGGACATCCTGCAGGTGGTGCGGCACTACGAGAACACCGAGGGCGGGTTTGAGCGCTTCGAGCTGCCGCCTGAGACGTTTGCGGGCGTCACCACCACCGGCCAAAGCAGCAGCCCGCAGCGCCCCGGCTTGCGCTCAATGCTGCGCTCCCCTGACGGCTGCCTGTGGGAGTATGCGGGCCCCCCGTCGATTCAGTGGGCCGGCAATGAGATCAGCAGCATCACCGTGGAGCTAGTGGCGGAGCTGAACGTATGAGCACGATTCGCATCGCTCAGCTGTTCAATCTGCGCACCAGCAGCGGCACCCGGCACCGCTATCAGAACTATTTTGTCGCCCAGGAATACACCTACCTAGGCGCCAAGTATGACTTTGCTCCGTTCCAAGTGAGCGGCGCGATGGCCAGCCTGGGCGGCGACAATGAAACCGTGCAGGTGCTGTTCCCCAACCTAGAGGTGGTGCTGCGGCTGGTGGAGGAAGGCGACGGCAACCGGCTGAGCGAGCTGACCCTGACCACCCTCTGGCTTAATGCCACCGGCGCAATCGCCAACCAGTACGAGGATTATTACGTGGGCTCAGGTTCCGGGTTCAACGATGACACGGTGGAGCTGCGGTTTAGATCAGCGATGGATTCAGTCGGCAGCAACTTCCCAGCCCGCACACTGACCAGCCAGAACGTGGGCATCCTGCCGCTCAATGCGGAGCTCTACCTGAGATGAATGATCTGATCGGCTTGGCGTATCGGTGGGGCTGCCGGCCTGGTGACGGGACCGGCTGCACGGACTGCTTCCAGCTGGTCTGCGCAGTGCGGCGGCAGCTGGGCCTGCCGGATCACGCGGCGCAGTTCGAGTGGGTCTACCGGGAGCAAACAGCCGAGACGTTCGGGCTGCTTCACCTGCGGCGGCTGCTGGCCTCTCTGGCCGATCCTGTGGCCGCGGCCCTGCCGGGCGACCCGATCTTGCTGGGCGGCGCTGCAGCGGCGCTGGGTGTGGCAGTGGATGGCGGGGTGATGTTCATTGCCCCTGGACAGACTGTGGTGATGACGCCGCTGCCGCAAGGCGCCGGCCAGTGCTACCGGCTGCGATGAGACGACTGCTGCCCTATGAGCACCAGCTGATTGAGCAGCTGGGCGTGAGCCAGGAAGACTACCTGAGCTTCATCGCGGCGCAACAGAAGGACTACAGCCGCAGCATTGAGGATCAGCAGGCGGAGATCCAGGCGGGCCCCGGCGCCGTCGCCCTTGCGCTCACGGTGGTGGGCATCCTGTTCCAGGTGGCCAGCGCCCTGCTGCTGCGGCCATCGGTGCCATCGTCGCGCACTCCGCGGCAGACCCGTGAGCAGCGCTTCGCCCCACGGTTCGGGTTCAACAGCTCCCAAGAGCTGGCCCAGTACGGCGAGCCGATCAACCTGGCCTATACCAACACCGCGCAGAATCCACGCGGCGGCGTGCGTGTGGCCACGTCGCTGGTGTGGTCCAGCGTCCGCAGCTATGGCAGTTCGCAATTTATGCAGCTGCTGCTGGTAGCCGGTGCTGCCAGTATCCGCAAGATTGATTGGGACCGGGTGGCATTCGGCCAGCTGCCGCTGCGGGAGTTCGCCGCATCAAAAACCTGGCTCTATTTCAACCAGAGCGGCAACGCCAGGTTCAACCAACGGCAGATCGGCGATGACAGCGACCCCTCCCGCGAGGGCGCCGCGCCGGGTGATGACGTGTGCCGGATCATCGATGGCGCAACTCGCCGCAGCGGCTACAGCCAGGCATTCAGCCCCAGCAGCCTGACCAGCTGCGGGACGTTCAATCCGATCCCGATCAACGTCCAGCTACAGGAGCGCAACAGCAAGGGCGACATTGTGACCGCCAACAACGGCATCACCCTGACCACCAACGGATGGGGCGCTGGCGGCAGTGGTCGCTACACGGTCGGCACACAGATCACGCTGGTGTTCGCCAAGACCCAGAACAAAAAAACCAACATCGCCGAAGAGGCCGCCCAGGAGCAGCGCTACCAGCTGGTGAGCAGCCTGGACCGTGGCAGCACCTACCAGCTGGGCACTGCCCGATTCGCCCTGCTCAGCATCACCGACAACACTAACCTTGACGACAACGAGGTGCGGGCCACGTTCCGCTGCATCGCTGCCGGCCGCACCCCGTCAACACCCTACGGCGACAGCAAGGCGCCGGAAAACGGCGCAAAGGATGATGACTTCTACACCAAGGCGCTGGTGAAGGCCGACAGTGCCGCGTATCAGACGGTGACAGCCTGCGAGATAGTGTCGTTCTCAATGCGGGTCAAGCTGTTTCGCCGCATCCAGGGCAGGCAGAAAAAATACGGCGACAGCGAGCCTGAGGGCTATAAGGCCAGCGACAACGGCATCAAAGCCCGGATGGCGTTCTTCCGGGTGCTGTATCGGCCGCTCAGTAGGTCTACTCAGAATCTGCTGCCGCTGATTATCGCCTGCCGCAGGTCCGCTGATCTTGATAATTTCATTAGCTTGGATTTCCGCGCCGGCAGTAGCGGCCAGAAGTGGGAGTTTGAGTTTCAGCCGATCAGCGATCTGGCGGCAGAGCGGGCGCAGAACGGGCAGAAACAAATCGCCTTGATTGAGAACAGCGGCAGGGGGCAGAGCTTCGCGCACGGCGGCAACCAGTTCCGGTGGGTAGGCAACCTGAAAGACATCAGCTCAGCGCTGAAAGATCGCGGGCCGGTGCTCACCAATGAGTGGGATCTGTTCAGCGTCCGCAGCGACACCGATATTCAGTTCAGTTTCGAGGCGGGCCCAGAGTTCCAGATCACGGCTGTCACAGAGCAGCAGCTGGGATCGACCGAGGGCAAGTACGCCCGGATGAGCACGCTGGCTTTCGGGGTGTTCAGCGGCCGGGGCGTGCAGGATCTGCGCAGCATCTCGGCGTTCGTCACCGAGGGCAAGGATTCATGGGTGGTGAATGATGACGGCACCTACAGCAAGAGCGCTGGCAGCACCAGCTGGGCGCCGGACATCTTCGCTGACACGGTGCTGGACAAAGAAAACGGCATCGGCCGGTATGCCAAGCCATCCGGCGTGGACTGGCAAGGCCTGGCCCTGAGCAAGCGGTTCTGCCAGAACAGCGGCCTTGGGTGCCAGCTGTTCATGGATCCGCTGATCGCTGAGGTCGGATCCTGGCGGCAGTTCTGGGCCGAGGCGGCACCCTACTCGCTGCTGGAGTTCGGCAAGATCGGCGGGAAGGAAACGCTGGTGCCGGCGGTGCCGGTGAACAGCAGCGGCCGCGCCAATCGCCGCGTGAACATCTCGGCGCTGTTCACCACCGGCAACATCCTGGAGGGCTCCTACCGCGAAGAGTTCCTCGACTACGGCGCCAGCGCTCAGGATCTGATCGCCACGATGATCTATCGGGAAACAGAAGAGGATGACGTGTTCCCGCGCAATGCCAGCGTGGATGTGCAGCTGGTGGATGCTGTCGAGGATGCGGCAATCCGCCAGACGTTCGACCTATCGCAGTTCGTTACCCAGCGCAAACAGGCGATCCTCTACGGCAAACTGTTGTGCAACCAGCGGCGATGGGTGCGGCGCGGCATTGAGTTCCAGACCTTCCCCACCGACACACCGGTAAGCCCTGGCGCCTACATCTACGTGGACGTGGGCCTGAACACCTGGGACCGGATGACGGCGGGCGTGGTGATGCCTGGCGGCGCGCTCAATGCCCCGCTGAGCGATCGGATCCGCGACGGCACCTATGCGGCGCTGGTGTATCGCAGCGGCGGCAACGTCCGCTCGCTGGCCAGCGTGACGGTGGCGGACGGCAAGGCCAACGCCCTGAGCGATGACGCTGGCGCCATGTTCGTGCTGGGCGCGGCAACCGATCGCAAACGGGTGTTTCGGGTAACAGAGGTGACAATGAGCGAGGAAGGAGAGGTGACAGTTAAGGCGCTGGAGCACCCCTGCGAGACGGTGGACGGCAACCTGCTGAGCCGGGTGGCTAATTTCAGTGACGCGCTGTTTGTGGTGCGGTGAATAGCCTGAATGCGCAGGGAGGCGTCAGCTGATGGGTTACTACACAGGCCGAACCGGGGCGCTGGTCTTCAACGGCAAGCCCGTTGCGAAGGTGCAGAGCTGGTCTGTGGAAACCAGCGTTGACCTGCTGCCCACCACCGATCTGGGAGCCGATGCGCGGTCGTTCATCCCATCGCTAAAGGGCGCAACGGGCAGCGCCACCCTGATGTACTACCGGCTGGAGCCGGGCGAGTCGGCGCAGAAAACGCAGTTCACCGCGCTACTGGCCAAGATCCACAAGAGGGGCGCCATCACCGAACAGGACCGAGTGTTCCTGGAGCTGGACGTAGACACCGGCGGAATTGACGACATCAAGATGTACGCCTACATCACCAGCGCTGTGATCGGCTCGGCGGTGGGTGAGCTGGTGGTGGTGCCGATTCAATTCACGATGGACGGAGACTTTGACGAGGCCATCAACCAGGCCAACTGATGACGCACTACCTCGGCACGAAGGGCAACGTCAAGCTGAGGCGTGGCACCAAGGCATTCATCGGCCGGGTGTCTGATCAGATCATCCCCGACGATGTGAACACGTCGCTCAATCGGCTGTCGTTTGATGGGGCGATTAACAATATATTGATTGGCGATCGTGTTGATATTACTACAACTGATGAGCGGGGGCTGGTGTGTTTTGCAGCTTCAGTATGGGGTGAGTCAAGTGGTGGCCCGTCAGTGGAAGTACCAGGCGCTAGTCTTACTGCGTTAAATGGAGCGCAGATTGTTACATTGAATGAGCTTCCAATTGTTGCGCTTGACACTCAGGTTATCAGTCAGCCGAGTGTGATAGCAGGAAAAAGTTTTACCGCATACGTGCATGTCAACGCCGTGGGTGGCCTGCGGTTCTTCCCGACCTTCACCGATGCGGTCAACAACGTCCGCGCCAATGAGATTCCGCTGGCAGCATTCACCGGCGACCCGCTGCAGATCAGCGTGCGCGTGCGTGATGTGCAGTTCAACCTATTGGGATCGGTGGAGGGCTACGAGTTCAACACCGACCGGCAGACAATTGACGCCACGAGCCTCAATGATCGGTTTCGCCAGCAGCTATCCGCCGGCCTGATCAGCGGCGCTGGGCGGATCGAGTGTGAGTTCAACTATCTCACGATCGGGCTTACTGAGCCGTCTCTGCTGCTGCTGCAGCTGATCCAGCGGGTGGAGATTGGCAGCGAGTTTGATCTAGCCCTGTATCTGACCGACAAGGACATTGATCCCACGGTTGAGACGGTCTTCTACAACCTAACCGCCGTAGTGAATCGCTCCGGTGTGCAGGTGCGAGCTGGCGACATCGTGCGCTGCGCCATTGATTTTGTCACCACCGATGAAATCCAGCTGGTGTATGGCAAGCCAGCTAACTATATCCTGAAGGAGGATAGCGACCGCATCGAGCTGGAGCAGTCGCTGGACTACCTGCTGCAGGAAGTGGACGACTGAGCCCGTCCGTAGCCTGAGCCTGTGGACGGTCGCGGTGAGGCGCACCCTTGGCTGATCAGCGGATAACCCAGCTCACGGCCCTGTCAAAGGCGGGTGCGGCGGCTAATGATGTGGTGCCCATCGCCGACATCTC